ATTGAAGATCATTCCTTCAAGGATCTCCAGAGAACAATCCTGTTTCGTTCTTGATCCTGAGTTCTGGAAAGTTGCTTATTTCCGTGATTTCAAACAGGAAGAAGTAGCCAAAACAGGTGACGCAATTAAACGTGCGCTTTTAGTTGAGTTCAGTCTCATCTCAGCTAATGAGAAGGCTTCAGGGATCGTTGCGGATTGTACCATAACATAATTTATGGCACTTTTACCTTCTAAAAAAAGGTTATTGTCGAGGTCGCAGGGGAAGGAAGAAATCTTCTCCTACGACCAACACGATAAGACCTTTACGATAGAACACAAAGAGGATGTCCAACCTCTAATTGAGATTGCAAAGGATATGTCTGACTTGCAACCTTCAAAAGATTGGAAACTTTCTGCTGTAATACCTCAATTCGTATTAGACCAGAGTTTGCGTGAGAATTGGTCAAAAAAGGATTGGAAAAAATGGGCTAATAATCACGATAACAAGGCATTCAGGGTATGGAAGGGTAGACTTTAGATGGCACTAGGAACATACACTGAACTACAAGCATCAGTAGCAGACTTCTTAAACAGGTCTGACTTAACTTCTGTGATACCTGACTTTATCACAATGTGTGAAGCAGATATTAACAGGAACTTGAGGGTACATGATATGGTTATGAGAACTCGTGCGCCAATCAATAGTCAGTACGTTAAGTTGCCTCCAGATTTTTTAGGTATGAGGAATATTGACCTATTGACTGACCCTGTTACTCCAATGTCTTACAAAAATCTGCAAAATCTGGATATTCATAGAGCAGGGGATTCAACTGGTAAACCTCTGTATTATTCAGTGATGAAAGACAATCTGGAGTTTGCACCTGTACCAGATGGAGAGTACACAGTTGAAATCGTGTATTACCGGAAGATACCTGCACTCTCAGCAGATAATGCAACTAACTGGTTACTCGATGAACACCCAGACGCATATTTGTATGGTTCTTTACAGCACTCTGCTCCTTATTTACAAGCGGATGATCGTATAGGGTTATGGGCTGGAAAATACAACCAGATTTTAGAACAAATTAAAAAATCGGATGAGCAAGCCAAATTCTCTGGATCTACTCCATCCATATCATTTACACCATTTGGATAAAATATCATGGCAGGACTAACTAACTATCTTGAAGACAAAATTTGGAATCATGTGTTTGGTTCTACAACATATACCAAACCTACTAACTGGTATGTTGGATTACTGACTGCAACTCCTTCTGATTCCGCTTCTGGCACAGAGGTTTCTGGTGGCTCATACGCAAGGCAGGTTTGTGCATTCACAATAACTGGTACTGGTACTGCTGAAGCGAAGAATACGAGTGCTATTACTTTCCCAACAGCAACTGCTGATTGGGGGATAATCGGTTGGGTCGGCATTTATGACGCATTAACATCTGGAAATTTAGTTGCATACCAGAATCTCCAAAAATCGGACTTCTCAACTTCTACGACCAAGACTGTAAACGATGGAGATATTTTTAAGTTCAATGCTTCAACGATTAAGATACAACTCGACTGATGATCGGATTTGGTTCTGAAATATTCTCTCAGGGTACGTTTGGTAAGGGAGTTATGCAAGGTCACATTGACCTTGACGCAACTTCTACTGTTAAGACTTTTGGAGTAGCTGAGTGGGAAGCAACGAATACTCAAATAAATTCAACTGGTGTCTTAAAACCATTTGGCGGATTAATCAAAGGTGGAACAACATATATCGAAACTATTACCTCAATGCAGTCTTATCCAAACTTTACATGGGCTGGATTTGATATTGCTTCAGAAACAGCAACAGTCTCAACTTATGGTTATATTGCATGGGACGGACAATTGATACCAGATGCAACTTGGACAACGCAAATCATAGACTAAATCATGGCAAACACAACTAATTTTGCAGTAGAAAAACCCACTGTTGGCGGATACCGCAACACATGGGGTGGTACGATCAATACTGGACTCGATAAATTGACAGAATTGTTGGCTCTCGCACTACCAGTTGGTTCAATTCAGATGTATCCAAAGGCCACTGCTCCTACTGCAACCTCTAATGGAGGAACTTGGTTAGTCTGTAATGGTGCTACTTTAGTTCAAAGTAATTATCCAGATTTATTTTCTGTCATAGGAGTCACATACGGAAATGGAGGTAATGCTTCAACGCACTTCAATCTTCCAGACTTACGCTCCAGAGTGCCAGTCGGTTATAATGTAGACACAATATCTGGACGCTCGACCAGAGCAATCGCAGTAGGTTCAGGTGCAGAAACACACACTTTACAGAATACGGAAATCCCAAAACATACTCATCCTGTAACAGACGCAGGTCATGTCCATCCAATTGATCCAGATATAACTCACGAACATACTGGAGCAAATTCGGGAGGGACTAGCAATGCTACCTTGACAATTAATGACCCAAAACACACACATACTGCTGAGTATGTTAATGATTGGGCTGGTGGTTCTGGAACGTATCGGATTGATCGTGATTCTGCTGGTTCGGTAAATGGCATACTATCAGTAGATTTAGCATCAACTGGTATTACAATAGACGACCATAACCACTCATTCACAACAACTGCTGAGAATACTAATATTACAACAACATTGACTAATCCTTCTGGTCGCATCACAACAACGAACAACCAAGCAGATGGAGATGCATCGCATAATATAATGCAACCTTATCTAGTTGTTAATTACATAATTCTCGCAAAACATCCAACATTTAGCTGATATGTCTACGATAACATACATAGTAAAAATAGCGTCAGGGAAGTTCACGATTGATGATGCAGTTGCACCGAAACTTACTTTCCGTGACGGAGACACATATATATTTGACCAGAGCGATGGAACAAATGCTGGTCATATTCTACAGTTCTCAGCGACTTCAAATAACTCTGGATCGAGCGAGTACACAACTGGAGTTACTAAAACTGGAACTGCTGGTCAAGCAAACGCCCAGACCCAGATCATAACGAGTTCTTCAACAACAGACACTCTCTATTACTACTCCTCTGGTGGCGGAGATCATGGCAGAGAATTTTCTAATTCAGGCTTCAACACTTCTGCAAATTACAACGTCCTAAAACCGATTGTTGGGTCATCCTCAACTGCTGAGAAGTGGGGGCCAATGGTCAACCATGCAATTGACCAGATTGATCTCCAAGCAAAAGATAATCGTGATTATACAGACCAACACGCTTTTCAGGGAGAGCCACACATAATACCAGACACTCTATATCCTGCATGGAGTGGTCTTATAGATAATCATACTGGACATACATTTACTGATTCGGGAAATACTGGACATGTTGTTAAGATAGGTAGTGATACACACCATAGTGGAGTTCAGAAAAAAATAGGGTCTACTTCTATGAGGTTTGCGGTTGATGATAGAATAACTGTTGCTGATCATGCTGATTGGACTTTTGGAACTGGTGCATTGACATTTGAATGTTGGTTTTATGCTTTAAGCACCCAAAGCGCAGGGTATAGTAGTCTTTTTACTTCAGGAGAAACCGGTTGGACATCTGGTGCATTTACCTTAGCAATGAACTCATCTAATGGGAATATAGAATGGTGGGTTCACGCATCTGCTGGGAGTTCATTAGTTACAGCAGGAACAGATTATAGAGATAATGCTTGGCATCATATTGCTTTATGTAAAGATGGAAGTAATAATACTAAAATGTATATTGATGGTACTCAAGTAGGAAGTACTTCTACTGTTGCTTCTACTGTCAATCTTGTTGCAGGCGAGTTGATGATTGGTGATTCAGATATTGATAGTAATAGAGGTTTTGACGGATACTTGGATGAAATTCGTATTTCTAATAATACTAGATATACTACTACATTCACCCCCTCTACATCCGCATTTAGTAGTGATGCAAATACAAAACTTTTAATTCATTCAGATGCCGGTGGACATGTCGGTGCTTATGGTACTGCTCAAGCAGACGGAAGGAAATACTACTACACAGACATCAAAGGTTCCAAGCCCATCAAAGACCCTAGAATTGGCAGTCACTTTGGGAGTCAGAGGCATCAATTCTCATCCTTACAATTACTGGAACAGGAAACTGCAACTTATGGGCAAAATGTTAAGTCTTTAGATGGCAGAGAATGGGTGAGAGCAACAGGGACAGTCAATGCATATAACAATAATTGGGGAGAAAGTGTTCAATTTGATGGTTTTCAGGACACTTGGTTTTATGAAGTAACAGGATACTTTAATAAAATTAATCTTATAGGACGGACTTCAACTGGATCAAGTTATGGACTAAAATATGGAGTAAACACCAGTACATTAACTACAGCATCAGCTGATTTTCAAACAACAGTTGTTACTCCCTTAACAGGTAGGTATGTAAATGCTACTTCTGGTTTAAATATTCCAATCTCTGCAACATTAGGTATTAATACTGTTAAAATAAGTACAGGCGCACCTCTTTATGGCATTGAACTAATAGCCCAAGATAAGTTTACTGATGCAACGTGTGACTACAATGACGATCCCACTATAACACATGATGCTAATACTAAGATACTTGCAGGAATGTCCGTATCTGGTACAGGAATCCCTGCTGGTGCAAAGGTTGCTTCTGTCACAAGTAGTACTGCATTTGAACTTAGTGCATCGACTACAGGAGGAGCAGTTAATAATGGTACA